AGTAACTTGGTCTAATGTCATTCCTTCAGGGGGTTTAATCTCATACTTGTCCGGCACGCCCTTAGCCTTAATCTCGGCTAACTTCTTATCTGCTTCGTCCTGCTTTGCTTTGACTAACTCCGCCTTACGAGTTACCTCCTCAGGCTTAAGAGTTTTGTCATCTGCTTCCATGATGCGTTTGTCCTCAGCTTCTCTGGCGGCTTTTTGTTCCGCACCTGCTGTATCAAGGACTGATTCGCCCTCGCTAACAATAGGTTGATCGGCTGTACTTAATACTGATGTTTCCGCTTCAGTTGTAGTTGTTGCGGGTGTTTCGGTTGTTTCAACCATTTACTCCTCCGTTTTAGGTTTCTTGCTCTTAAGTTCGCTGTAATGCTCTTTCAGCATTTGGCTGTGGACATTAGGTTCCGCTTCATCAAGTTGTTTGAGAAGCATTAGTCCCACATCCCTGCGTCCTTCATTGAAACTTGTCTGCATTGAGTTAAGTGAGAATGAAGTATTCCATACCCCAACTGAACTTAACATCCAATAAATAAAACGCCGACCTTCTGGTAACTTAAGAACAACTTTTAAATCATCTAATTCCCTATCTTTGCGGTTCTTGTATTCTTTCTTTGATTCTTTGTTTTTAAGTTCTGCTTCTGTATCGTAGAAGTTATCCATTATTTACCATGCCATTGGCTTGAGCCTGCTTTTTTAGCGTTGATACTTGCATAGAAAACTTCTTTGGCTTTCTTTTTTCCATATTGTTTAACCATAGAAGTCATTACTTCTTTTCCTGATTTAGTTAATGGCATTATTGCCCCCTTATCCCCGCCAAGGTGGCGTCAAGTGCCGAGTTCTGACCGAGTGGGGTCGTGCCCAAATCCTTAGCCGCCTTAGCCCCAGTAGCCATAGTATTGACTGTATTGGCTGTTTCTTGAGCCGCCATTGCTTCTGCCTGAGCTTGTTGTTTAGCTTTTCTAATCCCGTCTCTCATTTCCGGAGAATATAACGACTTAGCCGGAATACCTAACATCTTGGCGTAAGCTTGTAATTGTTCATCAAAGTTAATATTATCACAGACATCAGCCTGACCTAATTGTAACTGGACTGTGGCTAGTTGTTGGGCATACATCAAGACTTGTTGCATCGCTGTTGCCCCGACCATCTTCTGGGCTTGGGCTAAGATTGAGATATATTTAATCTTAATATCCATATCTTGAATCTCTTGTGGCGGAGGCAAAACCATACCTCTTTGGTACATAATCATAAAAGTCCGCTCAATCAAGGGATTAAGAAGTTCCCCTTCGAGTCTTTCAAGTACTGGACCTAGAACTGATAGCTTTTCCGATTGGCGCTCATTGACCTCTGTAGCGGTTATCGGTTGTCCACGTTCTGCATCTATTAACATCAAGAACAGATTAGCGAAAGACTTTTCTTTAATTGCGTTCTGGGTTTTTTCAATCGTTAATTCAATCGCCTGTAAATCAGGATTAACTTGGTAAGCCGGTTTGACCCCAGCGTTAGCTAACATAGCCGAGAATCTTGTAACTCCTCCGGGTAACATATTGGCCTCGCCTTGAACAGAAGCGTCTACCTGGACAGGTGGGTTAGTGACTTTGTCTAAAGCAATCAATTTATTTATCTGAAGTTTCTGGAGCATCTTGACATCTCCCAACATCTTCCAACCCGGAGACCTTCCGTAAGAATCAGCCGTAGTCACAGTAGACCATCTGGGAGCGAGAATAGGAAACTCATCAAATCCGCCCATTCTTAAATACTTGTCTACCATAGCGCCGTCTTCCCAATAGACTGTCCTGAACTTCATATTCTTCCAATCTTTCATTTCCTGGACTCTGGCGTCATTGACTTCAATCAAGAAGTTGATTCGCACCCAGACATCAGGAGATTGGTTTCGATACATTGTCGCTACTTGGGGAGAAACATTATTTAATCCAAACTCTTTAACCATTTGAGAAACTGTCATCCAGAATCTGCGATAAAAAGCATTGACTCGTCCATCCGGGCCTGTGCCTAAATAATATTCTCCGCAGGTATAGACTCTTAATCTAACAATATCGTCTTCGTCTTCCTCTAGTAAAGCGCAAGCTGTGCCGAATCCAGCGACTTCTTCGTATATTGAATGAAGTCCCCCATAGACATTAGACTTTGAAAAAACATTCTCCATCCGTCTTTGGGTGTCATCTAACCAATAACTGACATTAGCCATAGTGTCTAAGTCGTCATCTCCTAGAGAGAGTTTAAACCACGGTCTTGAAGGGCTAGTCAGTCCAGACTGCATCCCTGAAGCTAGAGTGCCTAAAGCTTGTTCTGCGGTTGAGTCTACTACGACTTTATGGTCTATTTCATATCCGACATTAGGTCTTTGTTCAAAAAAGAATCCCCTGGTCGGAAGTTCATATTTTTGTATATCTCTCCAGGCAGGATACCAGAGCTTGCCTTCGTTCATCAAAGTCCCTGCCCTGCGGACAAACTGCCAGCGGTCCATCTTAGACTTATTAAAGTCTGGGGTCTTGTCTTCTTGTTTGGCTCTTACATCATCGAATTGGCTGAGTATGTTATTCATGATCCACCTAAAGTCCGTTGTGTCCCTACATTAGTCATTGCCCTTTTTCTTGCCCAGACACTTAACATATTATTTAAACTAGAGACTACTTGCGGACGGGAAGCTTGGGTAGATACAGTTAAGGTCGGAGTTGGGGTGGCTGAAGTAAATATCTTTTCTGCTTCCTGGGGTTTCTCCGGTCCAAGTATGCCCGGTCTGCCTAAAGTCATCTGAAGTGGTTTGCCTTTAGCCCGTGGAGTAAAACTTATTCCATATAAGCCCAATATAGCATTTGGAATTGTTGTTCCTATAGGATTACCTCTTGCCATTAAGCACCCCCTAAAGACTTTTTACCAGTTCCCTGATTTTCCATATCTGCGCCAGCCCCAGAGACACCTGACGGAGAAGTCTTAATCGTAGATAAGATGCCTTTCTTGAGATTAGATTGTTTGTTGCGCCTTTGCTCATCAGTCTGCTGAGGCGAGACATCAGAGGGCTGTGGTGTGGCTGTTGGTGCTGGTGCATCCGGTACGCTTGGTGTTTTAGTTCCTCCCACGTTCAAGTCCTTTCTTTAATAAACATCTAAGAATACATTGCCTGTTGATGCAGTTGTAATCTGCACTGTCCTGGTTAATCCGTTAGCCAAACCAAAGCTAGACCATTCAGAAGCATTGACAATCGCTCCGACTACAAAACTTGCAGTTGAAATAGCTGCAGGTGTTTCTGCGAAAGCTATCCTATGGGCTAGAGAAGAATAAGTCCTTAATGAACTGACTGTATCCGGGATTGTGACCGTAATAGCATAAATCCCTGACGCACTGGTAGCCAACACTGCTTGCATACTTAAATTTAATCCTGTCTTTAAATCCCTGGTTACATTAGTTAAAACATTGTCCTGGAACATTGTGTGACCTCCTTATAAAACTGAATAAGTTGTTTTCCCATTCACAAACTCTAAAGGTTTAACTGCATTGTATTCTTGCGATTCACGTATTACACAATCCTTGTAATAGCAACACATTGCGATTGCATCCGCTCTATCAGGCGACTTTAATCCTTCCTTGCGCATATCTTCTTTGCTTACAATAGACTTTAGCTCATTAGAACGATACTTAATCTTGATTGATAATAACTGTTCTTGTAGCTCAAAGTCGTTCATAATCTTAATCTGCTGTCTATCAATCATGTCTTTAAGATTAAAGAACGCATCACACCTGGCATTTAAGTAAGCCGGGTTAGGTGAAGCCCCCGCTCCGTTAAAGGCTTGAATCTTATATTTAAGTTCTCTTAAACGATCAGTTACCCCTCCACCCAAACCCGCATCATCTACAACTAACAAATCAACTAATAATTGTCTTTTAAGGTCTAGGGTCTTGCCTACTGTCTCCATAAGTGAATGATTGCGCCAGGTCTCTTGATGGATCTGAATAAAGTTAATCGGAGAAACTTTCTCAATCACGCTAAAGACTGTCTCATCATCTCCGTAACGAGCCACATCTATTGCCATTATCCTTCCATAAGCCCCAAAATGAGGAAAGTTAAGCTTGGCTGATTCATAGACCTTAGAAGCTGTGAATAAAGCGTCATCTGAATCTGTCTCTTGAAAGTCATTAAGAACGAACTGTTTATAATGATGCGGAGCATCTAACTCCATAGCCTTTAGGTCTTTAATGAAATCAACAGGCAGATTAAGCGCATTGTCAAAGGTCGAAGCTACTGAAATCTCATATCCAGACTGGGGATTGTTTATCCATCTTCTCCATATCCAGTTGTGTCCGTTAGCGTTGGCAACTATACATAATTGTTGCAAGGGCGCATTATCTCTGCGAAGTCTGTCTCGTATAAAGTTAAATTGTTCGTCATTCTCAAATTCTTCAGCCTGTTCTATCCCGGCTATGCTTAAGTTGATGTTCTTGAGGACGTTAAGTTCAGCGGCATGGCGAAACATTATCTTAGAACCGTTCTTAAAAGCATACTCCTTGTTCGAGTCAATACTTACTTCAAAGTAACGCTCAAAGTCTTTAAGAGTAGAGTCTCGTAAGTCGGTATATTCTTTCCTGGCGATTAAAGCTAAAGTATTTGGATAGTCCTCACAAAACTTCCAGATTTTAAGTAAGAGCATATAGGTCTTGCCCGTGCCTATTCCTGCACATAATGCCGGGAATCTACTTTGGCTGAACAGGAACTTGTCTTGAAATGGAACTAATTTGATCTCTTTCTCCACTTGGCCTCACTATAATTATTCTAGTTTCTCCCAAACCCTCATTCTTAACAGTATGTTCATCTTTCCACCCAAAGTTCTTTAGGGCGAATATGGCCCCTGAACCTAGACCACATTGTAGTTGTTCTTCATATTCCTGTTCAATCCTAGTTCTGGCCTTTTTTATAGAGTCCATAAACTCAGGCTTATCTTCATACGCATAGAAACTAGAACGACTATTAAATCCTAGATAAAGCACTAACCCTGTTATAGTTGGAACAGGAATAGTTACTTCGTATCTATTAGTTTTAGGCCCAACAATAATAGTTTTGAGTTTAACCCCAATAGTAAAGTATTCTTCTATTTTGGTTTGTAAATCGATAGGATTGGAATATAGTGGTGGTCTACCTTCAGGTTTCTTTGTTTCTTGGGGATTTTCTTCCATAGGTTTAGTGGAAGGGTACCAAACCTAAGCTTTTCTATTAAGATAATATGTATGATTTGCTCTTAGTTGTATGCCCTTCCATTAGCACCCCCTAAATATGGCACATTTAGTCTATTTCGTGCTTAAAAATATTGTAGGATTTGCCAAAACGAAGCTTAAAGGCTTGTTCTACGGCTAGTAGTTCAAGATAGTCTAGGCTTACATTTATCTCTTTTTTGTGCCTTCCTGTTGTTTTTTTAGGCAAAAAGGACTCTATCTCGGTGCAGATTGTGGTGCAGATTAACCTTAAAGTACAGTATAAACAGGTTTGCATCAAGCTAAATCACCTGGTTTTAACATAGTTACTTCCCCGGCCCTTCCGTAACCTACTGTATAAGCCCAGCCGTAATTAGATTCAAAGATTACCATTTTTTCTTTGGTGAGTTTTTCCTGCAATTCTATTTTTAGGGCTTCTTTGACCTTAAGGGCTTCATCTTGGGCTGGTGGTACTCCACCTAGTTTCTTAGTGATTGCCTGATAGAATGAAGCTCCTTCTTTAGCTAGTTCGTGATCTGTTTTGCCATATTCCATTTATCCTCCTTTAGTAAGATGCTGATGTATAACTTGTTATATCACTCCAAGCAAAATAAGTAACAGAACTTGCTGTTGGAGAATAATTAGAAGTTGTAGTTGAAGCAGTAGTTGAAGCAGTCGAATATCCATAACCAGTTACATAAAAAGTTCCACCATTTCTACTATCCCAACGGTCATCAGTTACCTCTCCATTCTTAATAACTCTACAATGTTCGTGTTCGCACTTAGGGCATTTAACTATATGATTACCATTGAGAGTTTCATCAAAATCTACATTAAAAACTCCCCCGCAATTATGACAACCAAGTTTAGTTCTCGTCTTATCCTCCGTGTTTACAGCGTTTGTATTTAATCTTACATTCTGGGCAGATTGCGTTTCTAGGGTGTTTTGGTATCATTGCTGCTCTTTGAGCCACGCCTTCATTATAGACTCGCCTAAACTCCGCTTGTCTTATCTTCCATTTCTCTGCGAGTTCCGGGGTAGGTAAAGGACACTTTTCTGCCATGTCCATAAACTTCTTGGCTTCTTCCCATTGATTGCGTTGACATAAGACGGCGGCGATATTATTACAGAGGACAAAGTCATAAGGTCTTAATCTCCAGGCTTTCATATAAGAAATAAAAGACTCATTGACTAAACCTAAATTCCTTTCTAAACCTCCTCTCCAGCGCCAAGCGGCTGCGGAATCTTCAAAGTTCTCGCAGTTATGTTCAGCTGTCCTTAAAACATCTGCATAGATTTTAATATAAATTTGGCACCTGACTGCGTAGTAAGCGACAAACGCACAAGCCAGATACATCCCGTAAGGAATAATAAATAGTATGCTGGAAAACATATACATCAATCCGATTAAAGCTAAGACTACATATCGTTCTGCGAAAAACTGATGAATTGTGCAGATATTCGCCCAAGGCAGATAAAATAAGAAGAACCAGAACAATCCAAAAGTTACAGGATTAGACCATTTGAATATAAATAAGTATAACATTGCTATACAGAGCAATATACCTAAGACTAAAAACCCATCAAACTTAAGTGATTGTTTAGTTTCTTCCGGGGTCAGCCCGTATCTTTCGCAGTAGGTATGATGAACCCCTAAATGGGTAGGAAATAAACAGACACAAAAACAATACCCGATAGACTTAAAGAATAAGATTATATTTTTCTTATCAAAGGGTTTTCTGGTCATAGAGACCAGGGTGTATTTCATCTCGGTAGCTTGTCTTAATATCTTTTTCATAATAAACATCATTAAGGGGATTAAGAATATCCAAAACCACCAGAAAGAATGAATAAACTGCGCCGGTCCAGGGACACCGATTAAAGCAAATCTCCAAGTAACAATATAAAGTAAAGGAGTCAGGATCGGAATCCATTTCATCAACAAAACAATCAAAGTAGCTGTTCCGTAGTTTCTGCCTGAAAGCCAGACGCTTGAGCCCTGGGTGGCTACGGGATTAATCGCAAACAATAGAGCCGCCAAAAATGAGATGTTGTTATGCCCAAAGGCTAAATAGATTAAAGTCGTGTTAAGTATATGGACTCCCAGGGTCATTGAGTGGGCGAGTTTAAGCTTCCAGTAACCTAATCCTAGAAAGTGCCACCTTATCATCTGCCAGAAGCCTACTGTCGGGCGTTCTTTAATCCCGCATTTTTTACATACTCTAATCAGACTGCCTCTCCCGTCTTTAGCGTCTACGGCTTCGGGGATTTTACAGTTGCATTTCTGGATTTCCCAATCATCGTTCGCCGACGAGTAAAAGAGTGTTCTCCAGAACATCAAGAGGTTAACTCCTAATAAAATCAGCAACTTCATTTAATCCTCCTTAACTTAGCCAATATATAAATGCTCATCTGGGAAAAACTTAAAGGAAAATGATATAACCACGCCTTGTTCTTGTCTCTGATTGCTAAAAAAAGACTGTGCGGTAATGATAAAAAAATGACATAAGGTATCCATAAACAGACTTTAAGTTTAAAGTGTTCTCCTAGCCAATTCATATTCCTGGTCTTTTTGTTGGGCAAATAATGCTGGGTATGATTTCTCCA